AAATGATATTGATTCTCATTTGAGGGTGGGGGGAGGGTAAATCTTCAAAGTGTTTTCCCCAAATGACCGCCGCCAAAGTTTCATTTAAACGCTAACCCGATTTTTTCAGTTTTAAGGGTGTTGACATATGGCAGAAAAAAGAACCCGCTCCGACAGTTCGGCGGCGGCAGTTCGGGCCATGCAAAATGCAACCGTGGACACCATCCAGCCCCCGGTTCATGCGGGTCTGGAAAAAAAAGCCGAACCATTCTGGCACGACAATATCAGATCGAAAGCGCTGGACAGCTGGACGCCAGCCGATCTCCTTGCCGCCGCTGAACTGGCAAATAATCAGCTTTATATCACCGTTTTACGCAGGGAATTGCGCAAAGAAGAGCGGATCAGAGGTGAAGAGCGCGATGAGGGGCTTATCAAGGATTTGCGCAAACAGATCACCGAGTTGCAGCGAACTATTCTCGCCCAGCGCCGTGATCTGCAAATCCATTCGCACGCCACCAACGGTGAGAGTCGCGACCAGCAGAAACGCAATCAGAATGATCGTGATGCCCGCAGCACCAAAGAGCAGCACGACAGTGAAGAAGACAACCTGATCGCCTTCCCCAAACACGGATAACAGCCTATGACGCGAGGTGAGCGTGTAATAGCGTTCATCGAGCGTTATTGCATAGTGCCGGAAGGCAAGCTAATCGGTCAGCCTATGCGGCTTGACCCGTTTCAGAAAGATTTCATCCTGGCTGTGTACGACAACCCTGTCGGCACCGACATGGCGATTCTGAGCATTGCCCGTAAAAACGGCAAAACCGGCCTGATAGCCGGAATACTGCTGGCGCACCTGGTGGGGCCGGAAGCGGTGCAGAACACGCAGATAGTGAGTGGCGCACTCAGCCGTGAACAGGCCGCAATCGTTTTTAACCTTGCGGTGAAGATGGTGAACCTTAGCCCGCAGTTGCAGGAAATAGTCAGCATCACCCCGAGCGGGAAAAAGCTGATTGGCCTGCCCTGCAACGTCGAATACAAAGCGCTGTCGGCAGAAGGGAAGACAACGCACGGGCTTTCGCCGGTTCTGGCAATTCTGGATGAAACCGGGCAGGTGCGCGGGCCGCAGGATGATTTCATTGATGCGATCACCACGGCGCAGGGTGCGCATGAAAACCCGCTGCTGATTGTCATCAGCACCCAGGCGGCGAATGACGCTGACCTTCTCAGCATCTGGATTGATGACGCGGTGAAATCCAAAGACCCGCACATCGTTTGTCACGTTTATGAAGCGCCGAAAGAGGCTGATATCAGCCAGCGCGAGTCATGGCTGGCGGCAAACCCGGCGCTCGGCACGTTCAGGTCAGAGAAAGACATGGCACGCCAGGCGGAAAAAGCAGGGCGTATGCCGAGCTTTGAGAACACCTTCCGTAACCTGAACCTCAATCAGCGCGTGTCAACGGTATCCCCGTTCATTTCCCGCAGCGTGTGGGAGCTGTGCGGCGATTCTCCGGTAAATTCCCCGCGCAAATGGTATGCAGGCCTTGACCTGTCGGCCCGAAACGACTTAACCGCGCTGGTGATCGCCGGTGAAGATGAAGAGGGAATATGGGACGTTTTTCCCTTCTTCTGGACGCCGGAAAAAACGCTGGAAGAGAGGACCAGAACGGACCGCGCGCCCTATGACGTATGGGTGAGGGAAGGTCTGTTGCGGACTACGCCAGGTGCATCGGTGGATTATGCCTTTGTGGTGAACGATATCGCGGAAATTATCGGTGATTTCGATCTTGCATCAATGGCCTTTGACAGATGGCGTATTGACCAGTTCAGAAAAGACGCTGATGCGATTGGTTTATCCCTGCCGCTGGTGGAATTCGGTCAGGGTTTTAAAGATATGGGGCCAGCGGTTGACACGCTTGAATCGCTGATGCTCAACGGACGCGTCCGGCACGGCATGCATCCGGTGCTGACGATGTGCGCTGTGAATGCGGTTGTTGTTAAAGATGCTGCCGGTAACCGAAAACTTGATAAATCAAAAGCAACAGGCCGCATTGACGGCATGGTCGCCATGACTATGTCAGTGGGTGCGGCAAACGGGGAGGTCACTGAACCGGGTGGTGACTTTGAAGACTTCATTTTCAGACCGCTGAGCATGTGATGGAAGAACCAAAATACACAATTGACCTGCGAACCAATAACGGGTGGTGGGCGCGGCTTCAGTCCTGGTTTGTGGGCGGGCGCTTAGTCACCCCTGAACAGGGATCGCAAACCGGTCCGGTTTCGGCACATGGACATCTTGGTGATTCAGCCGTAAACGATGAACGAATCCTGCAAATTTCAACGGTGTGGCGCTGTGTCAGCCTGATTTCAACGCTCACCGCCTGTCTTCCCCTCGATGTGTACGAAACAGACAAAAACGACAATCGCAGCAAAGTAGGCCTGGATAACCCGATGGCCCGTTTGCTGCGATATTCGCCAAATCAGTACATGACCGCCCAGGAATTCCGGGAGGCCATGACCATGCAGCTGTGTTTTTACGGTAATGCTTACGCGCTGGTGGAAAGAAACGGCGCAGGTGATGTGATAAGCCTTTTGCCGCTTCAGTCCGCCAGTATGGATGTGAAGATGGTGGGCAAAAAGCTGGTTTACCGGTATCAGCGCGACAGTGAATACGCTGATTTTGCCCAGAAAGACATTTTTCACCTGAAAGGATTTGGATTTAACGGCCTGGTCGGCCTGTCACCCATCGCCTTTGCGTGTAAATCGGCAGGAGTTGCGGTGGCGATGGAGGATCAGCAGCGTGACTTCTTCGCAAACGGCGCGAAGTCTCCGCAAATCCTCTCAACGGGCGAAAAAGTGCTGACAGAAGCCCAGCGCACGCAGGTTGAAGAAAATTTCCGGGAAATTGCAGGCGGCCCGGTTAAAAAACGCCTGTGGATTCTGGAAGCAGGTTTTTCCACTTCCGCAATCGGCGTCACGCCGCAGGATGCTGAAATGATGGCGTCCAGAAAGTTTCAGGTCAGTGAACTGGCCCGGTTCTTTGGCGTTCCGCCACACCTGGTGGGGGATGTTGAAAAGTCAACGAGCTGGGGTAGCGGCATTGAACAGCAAAACCTCGGTTTTCTTCAGTACACCCTGCAACCCTATATCTCCCGCTGGGAAAACAGCATCCAGCGCTGGCTGATTCAGCCTGCTGACGTTGGCCGGTTTCATGCAGAACACAATCTTGATGGCTTGCTTCGTGGTGATTCAGCTTCCCGCGCCGCCTTCATGAAAGCGATGGGTGAATCCGGCCTGCGGACAATCAACGAAATGCGGCGCACTGACAACATGCCGCCTTTACCGGGCGGTGACGTGGCGATGCGCCAGGCACAATATGTGCCAATCACCGATTTAGGAACCAACAACAAGCCCCGCACTGACGGGGCTTAATTTTTTGGGGGCCGTGATGCCTGAGATCGTGAAAACGCTGTCGTTCGACGAAACGGAAATCAAATTTACCGGTGACGGTAATCAGGGAATTTTCGAGGGTTACGCCTCGGTGTTTAACAACACCGATTCAGACGGCGACATCATTCTGCCCGGCGCATTCAAAAGCGCGCTGACTAACCAGACCCGCAAGGTGGCGATGTTCTTTAACCACAAAACGTGGGAGCTGCCGGTGGGGAAATGGGATGCCCTGACGGAAGACGATAAAGGGCTGTATGTGCGCGGCCAGCTGACGCCGGGACACAGCGGCGCAGCCGATCTTAAAGCCGCCATGCAGCACAAGACGGTTGAGGGTATGTCAGTCGGTTTTTCCGTCAACAAGGATGATTACTCAATTGGCACCAGTGGCCGCATCTTCAAAAACATCCCGGTGCTGCGCGAAATCAGCGTGTGCACCTTCCCGGCCAACGAGCTTGCAGGCGTAGCCGCCATGAAAAGCGTCGATGGCATTGAAACCATCCGTGATGTTGAGAACTGGCTGAGGGACTCAGTCGGCCTGACCAAATCACAGGCAGTTGGGTTAATAGCCCGGTTTAAGTCAGCGATTCGGAGCGAGTCCGGGGGCGGCGAAAACGAATTACAAATTAACGCTCTGCTTGAGAGCATCAAATCCTTCCCCTCTAATTTAGGAAAATAATCATGTCCGAACTCGCGCAAATTCAGAAAGCCATCGAAGAATCACAGTCAAAAATGACCCAGCTTTTCGATGCGCAGAAAGCAGAAATCGAAAGCACCGGTAAAGTTTCAAAGCAGCTTCAGGATGACCTGGCGAAAGTCAACGAAGAGCTTCAGAAGTCCGGTGCCCGCCTGTTTGACCTTGAGCAGAAACTGGCATCGGGTGCCGAAAACCCGGAGACGAAAAAATCCTTCTCTGAACGTGCCGCAGAAGAGTTGCAGAAGTCATGGAACGGCAGCAAAGGCAGCTTCTCTGCCAAAACGTTCAACAAATCGCTGGGCAGTGATGCAGCATCTGCCGGTAGCCTGATTCAGCCGATGCAGGTACCGGGTATTGTAATGCCCGGCCTGCGCCGTCTGACTATCCGTGATCTGCTGGCTCAGGGCCGTATTTCCAGTAACTCTCTGGAATACGTACGTGAAGAGGTGTTTACCAATAACGCTGACATCGTGGCGGAGAAAGCGCTCAAGCCTGAATCTGACATCACCTTCAGCAAACAGACGGCGAATGTCAAAACGATCGCACACTGGGTGCAGGCATCCCGCCAGGTGATGGATGATGCGCCGATGTTGCAGTCTTATGTCAATGGACGCCTGATGTATGGTCTGGCACTGAAGGAAGAAGCGCAGCTTCTGAACGGTGATGGTACTGGTGACAATCTTGAAGGCCTGAACCATATCGCAACGGCCTATGACACCGACCTTAACGCCAGCGGTGATACGCGTGCGGATATTATCGCTCACGCCATTTTTCAGGTGACTGAGTCCGAGTTCAGTGCTTCCGGCATCATCCTGAACCCGCGTGACTGGCACAACATTGCGCTGCTGAAAGACAACGAGGGTCGTTATCTTTTCGGCGGTCCGCAGGCGTTTACCAGCAATATCATGTGGGGTCTGCCGGTGGTGCCGACCAAAGCACAGTCAGCCGGTACTTTCACCGTAGGCGGTTTTGATATGGCGTCGCAGGTGTGGGACCGCATGGATGCAACCGTGGAAGTCAGCCGTGAAGACCGCGATAACTTCGTGAAAAACATGCTGACCATTCTGTGCGAAGAACGTCTTGCTCTGGCTAACTACCGCCCGACTGCAATCATCAAGGGCAGTTTCGCTTCTGGCTCCTGATGAGGATGGGCGGGGAAACCCGCCCATTTAATGTATGGCGATAGATGTGCTGGATGTTTTAAGCCTGAATCTTCTGAAGCAGCAGATTGAGTTTGAAGAAGATGATCGCGATGAGCTGATCACTCTCCATGCTCAGGCAGCATTTGATTACTGCACTCGCTGGTGTGATGAACCTGCATGGAAACTTCCGACTGATATCCCCGCCGCCGTTAAAGGGGCGGTGCTGCTGGTGTTTGCGGATATGTTTGAACACCGCACGGATCAGAGTGAAGTTCAGCTATATCAGAATGCGGCAGCGGAGAGGATGATGTTTATTCACCGAAACTGGCGCGGGAAAACCGATGAGCAACCGGAGGAAGGCAGCTGATGGAACCCGGACGTTTTCGCCACCGCGTCACCATTCAGAACTCGCGGCAGATCAGAACGCCGTCAGGCCAGCCACAGGATGAGTGGTATGAAAGCGCAACCGCAGTGCCTGCCGAGGTTAAGGCCATCAGCGGGCGGGAACTGATGACGGCGGGCGCTGAAAAGTCTGAGGCAACCATTCGCGTCTGGATGCGATACCGCCCTGATGTGACTTCCGCATCGCGGCTGGTCTGCACCAGCGGCCCGCTAAAAGGCATGGTACTGGATGTATCCGGCTCACCGGTGCCAAACGGTACCGGTACACGCCTGGAAATTCTCTGTAAGCAGGGGGTGAAGACATGATCGACACCAAACTGGATTTTTCCGGCCTGATGGATTTGAGCGATGATCTTCTGGCGCTCAGTAAAGCCGAAAACCGCAAAGTTATGCGTGATGCCACCCGCGCCGCCGCCACTGTGTTCAAAGATGAGGTGGTGAAACGTGCACCGGAACGAACGGGCAGGCTGAAAAAAAATACTGTTGTGATGACCCAGCGGGACCGTAACGGGAATATTTCTTCCGGCGTTCACATTCGCGGGACCAATCCCCGAACCGGTAACAGTGACAATAAGCTGAAGACCAGAGACTCACGTAACGCGTTTTACTGGCGTTTCATCGAGCTGGGCACCTCAAAACAGCCCGCTGTGCCGTTTGTCCGTCCTGCCTATGATGCCAGACAGGAAGAAGCCGCAAAAGCCGCCTTTGCCCGCGCAAACCAGGCGATTGATGAGATTCTGACAAAATGACAGAAACGCAAATCTACTCGCTTATTGGCGATCTGGCTGGTGGTCAGGTTTATCCCTATGTGGTGCCGCTGAATTCGCAGGGTGACCCGTCTGTTTCGCCGCCGTGGGCAGTGTTCACTGTAGTGAGCGAAGTCTTTGGCGATACGCTATGCGGTCCGGCTGAAGAAAACGGCACGCTTCAGGTTGATGTGTACGCGCTGACCACTGATGAGGCGCGCAGCATTCGCGAACAGGTTGCCACCGCACTTGCACCGCTGCAATTCACCCAGCTTAACAAAACCAACGGTTATGAAACGGACACCGGTTTATACCGTGCCACGCTGGAAATACAGAGCCAGCAGTAACCAACCCTCTCAATAACGACCGGCGAAAGCCGGTTTTTTATGCCCGGAGAAAAGCATGTCCAGCAAATTTGAAAAAACGCAGGGGATGACTGTTGGCGTGTCATCCGCACCCGTAACGGTGGATGAATTCAATGCCAGTACCTTTCCTGATGCCATTACGTTTCTGGAGGCGCAATGCGCAACCAAAGAAGTCACCTATACGGGCGGTCAGAAAAGTGACATTGACGTGACCACGCTCTGTTCGACTGAGCAGGAGCAGACCAACGGTCTTGCTGCCCCGGCAGAAATGGCGCTGACCCGTAACTGGGTAGGGGATGAGGAAGCCCGGCAGGCATTACAGACAGCCTACGATAACGACGAGCTGCGCGTTCTGAAGGTCGTGTTTGCGTCAGGTAACGGCTATTACGCTCTGGTTGAAGTCCGTCAGAGTTCATGGTCTGCCACCACGTCATCTGTGGTGGCCGCCACCTACTCACTTCGCGTGCGTGGCAAACCAAAACCAATTGTTGTGTCAGGTTCATAAGCGGCTGCGGCCGCTTTTCCCCCGCTAACTATTTCCCATCAGAGATTATGAAATGTCGAAAACCGCACAACCTAAAGTATCACCGCCTTCACTTCGCACTCTGGCGCTTGCTCCATCGTCAGGGTTTCGCTCAAAAGTCATCACAGTACCGGAATGGGACGGCGTGAAGATCATGCTGCGCGAGCCATCCGGCGAAGCCTGGGCGAAATTCCGTGAAATCGTGACCGCACCCGAACCGGCTGAAGGACAAGAGCCGCAGAAGCTGACCATCCAGGAAGAGTTTATCCGCAATAAAAAAGCGGATGTCGTGATGTTTATCGATGTCCTGCTGGATGAGGCCGGTAATCGAGTGTTCAGCGATGAAGACGAACATACCGTGTCAGAAATTTATGGTCCGATTCATGCCCGCCTGCTGTCTCAGGCTCTCAGTCTCGGTCTTTCTCAGGAAGCCGCAGAGGCAAAGTAAAAGAGCCGCTGACTTTCTTCCTGATGTCGCTGGCGCTCCGTCTGGGGCGCACCCTCCATGAACTCCGCGAAACCCTGACCGCCAGTGAGCTGAAAATGTGGCTGGCTTTTGATCGCCTCTGCCCGATTGGCGACTGGCGCGGGGATATCCAGGCTGCTCAGATTTCTACCGCCATTCTGAACGCTCAGGGCGGCAAAGCGACGATCTCTGAAATGGTCCTGAAATGGGGTCAGACCGAAGAAGAGGAAGAAATCAGCGGCTTTGAAGAATGGATGTCCGGTCTTTAATTCCCGCGCCAGCGGGCTTCTAACGGGTGATACATGGCAACGCTGCGCGAACTGATTATTAAAATTTCCGCGAACTCCAGTTCATTTCAGTCGGAAATTGCCCGTGCGTCACGTATGGGCGCGGATTATTACAAAACGATGGAGCAGGGCGGCAAAAAGGCTGCCGCCGCTGCACAGAACACCCGGCAGGCCATAGCAGAACTGAATTCCCAGCTGGCAACGGTACAGTCAACCGCAACCGGCCTGGCCGGAGCGATGGCGGGCGCGTTTGCCACCCATCAGCTGATCGAGTATGCGGACACCTGGAATCAGCTGAATGGTCGTCTGCGTCTGGCGTCAACGTCAGCGGATGACTATTCCGCCTCCCAGCGCACACTGATGGAAATCAGCCAGCGCACGGGCACGTCACTGGAGGCTAACTCAAACCTCTACAGCCGCATTGCGCAATCTCTGCGGTCGATGGGGTTTGCGTCTTCTGATGTGGCAAAAGTGACAGA